TTGATATAATTATATTATAGTATAAACCTCTAAGTAAAAAATAAAAAATGCAAACTAAAATTACATTAGTGGTACTATCATCATTTTGTACATATCTGTGTACATATTTCTTAAATTTATCAATGGATAATATGGAACAATACTTAGCTGTGGTATCTGTATTGTGGTTAGACGGCATATTTGGAATATGGGCAGGTGTAAAAAGAGAAGGCTTTAAAACATATAAAGCACTTAAAATAATTAGAAATACAGCTGTGTGGGTTGCTATACTTACTGTAACACTTACTGTAGAAAAAGGATTTACAGGAACAGCTTGGTTATCAGAGGTAGTTATGGTACCTTTTATATCACTTCAGTTAATGAGTGCTCTTAAAAACGCTTCTATGGCAGGTTTAATAAAAGCTGATCAACTTAATAAGATTTTAGATATGATTGATAATCATAAAGGATTAAGAAAATAAAAAGGGGCCAAATAATATGACCCCTCTTTTATAAAGCTTATCCTTCACAGGATGAACATTCTAAAATATTACGTGCAAAATCTTGAGCCGAACTTTTACTAAACTGATAGTATAATGTTTTAATTCCTTCTTCCCATGCATATAAATACAACTGATTAATTTGCTTAGCAGATACAGATGGATCAATCATTAAATTTAATGACTGTGATTGATCAATATACTTCTGTCTTTGTGCAGCTTGTAATACTATTTCTTTAGGAGAAATTTCAACAAAAGATTTAAATACTTCTTTAGTGGGAAAGTCTAGATGTTGTACGCTACCATCTTTTTGTAAAATAGACTTCCAGATTTTATCTGTATTTAAACCATGCTTTTCAAGTTCTTTTTCTAAGAATGGGTTTCTATATATAGTTTTAGATTTAGCCAGATCTTTAATGAAATAGTTAGACTTAATAGGTTCTATACCCATAGACACAGCACCATGTATAAATGAACTAGACTTAGTAGGTGCAACAGCAATAAGAGTGGTGTTAGCATATCCTTCTCTAAGACATGTGTAGTTATACTGATTATGTAATTCTCTTGAGGCAATCTCACTTCTATCTTTAAGCGTTCTAAAGATTTCACTGTTTAGTCCTTTAGCTCTTAAAGAATCAAATTCAAGAAGCTTAGACTGCAGCAATGAATGATAACCTAAAACACCAAGACCAATTGCTCTATGCTTTTCAGCAAAGTTATAAGCTCTCTTCATACCTGGCATAGTCTCAGACTTAATAATAAATTCATCCATCACTGCATTTAAGAAGTATACGTATGTTTCAATTGCGTCAGTTTCTTTTATTTCATCCCAGTGCAATAGATTAATAGAGCCAAGGCAACATACAAAAGAGTTATAACTATCTGTTGGTAGTTGAATTTCAGAACAAAGATTAGATGCTGTAATTTCCATACCAAGTTCTTTGTAAGGAGAATTGTTATTAGAGTTGTCTTTAAACATAATATAAGGAAAACCAAATTCACTTCTGTTTTGAATAATCTTAGCCCATATTTTACGCTTAGTTTTATCTCCCTCTTTCATTTCTTGCATCCATTGGTCACTAACTGTAATTCCATACTGTAAATTTTGTATAGGATTACCTTCTGTACCAATGTCTAAAAACTCTAAAATGTCTGCATGTTCAACAGGTAAGTATACTGCACAAGCACCACGTCTAGCTTCAGACTGTTTGCACACATCTACTACTGTATCATATATTTTAGCATAATGCACTGGGCCATCAGCAAGTCCTCCCGTTGATATTTCTGACCCTCTTGATCTGATGTTGCCTAAAAAAGCACTTGTGCCTCCGCCATATTTACTCATCATTCCAATTTCACGTCCTGCATTTAAAATGCTATCTAAGTTATCATCAACGTTAGATCCATAGCAACTAATAGGCAAACCTTTTTGTTTACCAAAATTTATCCATACAGGGGTGGATAAAGAATAAAATCCCCTTGACATGTAATCTTCAAACTTTTCAGCAAAGCCCTTAATGTTTAGATATTTTTCAGCTTTAATAGCAATATCTTTAATTCTTTGCTCAGGTGATTCTGATATGTAACCTCTTGATAGGAATGTACGACTATTTTCATTTAGCCAATAGTATTTTTTATATATCATATTCTTTCATATTATATTTAATTTATTTACACACAAGAGTAAAGAAATATTTTAATGACTTTGACTGACCAAATGATTCACCTTCAATAATAACTTTTACTTTTTCTTTGTTGTTATTGTTTATAAGATTACTAAATTTAATATAGTTTTCATTTGCAAAATACAGACCTCCGCTTTCAGAAGCCATGCAGTCATATGTTTCAATATCACCGTTTTGTCTTTTGACTTTAATTAACCCAAATATAGTTTTATACCCAATAGTTACATTAGGTAAAGAAGAGTACTCATATAAGTTAATTTTTGCTGCTCCTCCGTAATCTACTACTTTTACAATAAGACTTGCACCACTCTGTGCTGAATTATTAAATTTACCTTCAAAATATCCAACTTTTACTTTATCTCCTGTTGGATCTCCAAATTCATCTACAACTTCTGAAATTTCCCAATCACCATACGCTATATCTTGCGCATTGATATTAATAACTGTAATAGAAGCTAATAATAATAATAATAATGTTTTCATAATAATAATATTTAATAGTTAGTTTTTAAAATAGATCATCTTCTGTGATGCTCTTACTCTTTTTATTGTAGTCAACGCTTTTCTTGTAGAAAAAATCTCCTTCTTTTGTTCCAGTTATCTCTATGTCAAACCATTCTACAGACCTTAGCAGATTTTCATCAACTTCAAATATTGGTTTCATTCCTATCTTTTCTAAAGAGTTATTAAATCTGTTTTTTATAAAGTGTTGTATTGTATTCTTAGGTAAAAAGTTAAGTTCACCTTTTTCAAAAATCCAATCTAGTATTCCACACTCAGCTATATAAGCCTTTTTACATGCTGAGTCAATTAAATCTTCAAACTCTACATCAAACCACTCAGGATTTTCCTTCTTTATGATATTAATAATCTCAGCTCCAAAGTTACCATGTATCTCTTCTTCTTTACTAGTAGCCTCAACAACATTAGATATACCTTTGAATAGGTTCTTTTCTTTATTAAAGCTCATCATAATCAGAAACTGACTGAATAGACTTACATGTTCTATAAATAAAGAAAACAAAAGTACAGACTTTGTATACATCTTATTATCTCTAGAGCGTGTACCATCTAGATATTTTTTTAAATACTTAAGTCTACCTTCTATTGCAGGTACTTCAATAACTGATTGAAATTCTTTTTCTAATCCTAAGATTCTTAGTAGTTTAGCATATGCATCTTTATGTCTTACTTCAGATTCAGCAAATGTAAATCCTACATCACCAACTTCAGTGATAGGCATCCTTTTATATAAGTCACCCCAGAAAGTCTTTACGTTAACCTCTATCTGAGCAATTGCTAGCATAGTCTTTTTAATAACATCTCTTTCAGCTGGTGTAATAGTTACTTTAAAATCTTGTATATCTTCAGTAAAATTAAATTCTGTATCTATCCAATAAGAATGTCTAATTGCATCTTTATATGCTAACAGCTGCGGATATTCATAAGGAAGTATGTTTACTCTAGGTAAGAAAATGTTTTTATTCATATTTTTTTTATTATTGAGGATTAAAAAGCCACATCTTTGAATAAAAAGTGTGGCCGTTAAGTAATATAATTTACTAAAAATTACCGATATAGTAAAGGTTATGGCTTTATTTATTAGATATATGCATATATATAACATATAATATTTTATATATTAGCTATAGCAAACTTATCAAAGATAATATTATTATGTCTTAATCAGTTGTTTAAGTGATGCAAAATTTGTATATTATTATTATAACAGTTTAAATATATATTATGCTTAAAAGAATAGTAAATGTCATTTGGACATATAGTTTACAAGATATTTGGAGATCTCTATGGTCTAAAACCGTGGTAGATGAAAAAGCTCAAGAAGTACTTGCAGAAATAGTAAAAAGGTATAAGCTCACTGCGCAAGAATTAAATGATGTAAGCAAAGCAATCAAAGAAGTAGGTAGTCAATTAGGGCATGTACCTAAAGCAGTTGCTGGTAAAACCAGAAAAAGAAAAGCTAAAGAGCCTAAATAATGAGAACTATTTGTTTATTAATTCAATGGATATCAAGAAACAAAGTTTGTTTAGGTTATTGTCGTAAAGGACTTTGCTGTAAAACCAAAAGTAAAATATAATGGAAGAGGATTGGAAATTAGAGATAGCATTTCATTGGCCACATGATAGACTAGCTTTAGGTTGGGATATTATAATGCCAGATGAAGAATATAAATATTCAACAGTAAAACTTTATATGTTATTTATTACTGTTACAATAGACTTTTAAATTAAATTAATATGGGTAAAGGACGTACTATATTACCAAACCAGAAATTAACAAGGCAAAAAAGTAAACTTTTAATGAGGTCAGGTGGTGAACTAGATGATATGATGCTGGGTTCTGTTGTTGAAAAAATGCGTAAAGGTGGTAATGCTGAAAGAATAGTAAAAGTTAAGAAAGGCAAAGATAAAAAGCAAAAGTATAAGTTAGGTGGGTGGACTCATTCTGATTAAAATTTTTTAAATTATGAGTGATAAACCTAAAAAAAAGTTTAGAAATACCAGAGTAGGTAAGTTTTTAACAAAAAAACTACCTGCTGTACTTGGTATTGCAGGTGATATTTTACCTGACGCAGGCTTATTAAACAAGATTAAATCTTTAATAGAAAAAGAACCAACTTTATCTAAAGAAGATAAAGAGCATGCATTGATGCTTATAGAAATGGATAAGATTGAAATGCAAGAAGTAAGTAAACGCTGGGCATCAGATATGCAAAGTGATTCTTACCTTAGTAAAAATACAAGACCCATGACATTAATATTTTTAACTGTATCATTAGTTATATTTATTTTGTTAGATGGTTTTAAGATAGACTTCTCTATAGATCCTAGTTGGGTTGATTTATTAAAATCACTCCTAATAACGGTTTATATAGCATATTTTGGATCAAGAGGAGCGGAAAAGTTTAAAGCAATTAGTAAAAATTAAAATTAAAAAAGTTATGTACAAGAAAAAAATGAAAGCTGGAGGTGGATTTACTTATGGCGCAGGAGATGGAGATATGACTCCACAAAAATCAGGAATGGAAATGATGGCTAAAGGTGGCGGATTAATGGGTTTCATGAAAGGAGGCTCAGTGCTTGATCCTATGATGAAGAAAAAATATGGTGGAAACAAAGGTGATATGAGAAGATCTGCTAAAAGAGATTATTAATATTATTAAATAGATAGTTATGAAAAAATCTAAAAAAACAGCATCTTTTCCAACACAAGGAGCAAGATACAAGATAGAAACAACTAATGGTTATTTTGATCCAACATCTATACCGGCTAAAATTCAAGCAAAAAAGAATGCAAAAGCTGTAGCTACTAGGATCAGATTAGCAGCTCAAGGTTTTGATGCTAAACGTGTATCTACAAAGTCTACTGAGCCAGTACAATCAGAGGCATTTAAAAAAGGTTATTGTAAATAGTAAAATTATGGCACTCTTAACACCTCAGAAGATATTACAGTCAGGTTTAGTTCCTACGACAGTAACTCCAGAAGCAACTGGTGATCAAATAAATAATACAGGCAGAGAATTTTTTTATGTAAAGAATGAAGGCACTGTATCACTAACTGCGACTGTAATACCTGTAGTTACTACAGTTATAAATCAATCATTTGGTAAGCTAAAAAAAGAAAATGCTGTGTTAAGTTTAGCTGTAGGCGAAGATGGTTTTTTAGGTCCTTTTGAAGTTGATGCTTTTAATGATGGTTTAGGTAGAATAACAATAACTTGTTCTGTTCAAAGTAATATCAAATTGTCAGTATTATTTGCATAAATAAATAAAAAATGAGTATTTATATACAAGAAGTATTAGGTTTATTAAACAGAGATAAAAAGGTAGATAAACTAGATCCTATAAGAGATCACATAGAATTTGGCAGATTATATAAAGATAGCACAATTAATACTGCTTCTTCATATATTCCTAAAATGGAACCGCTTATAATTAAATGGGGTGATTTTCTATGTGAAGCAACAAAAGGGTTAACTAGTACTAAAACTGGTTCTGGGAATGTTGGCTTTTTACCTGTATATACTACTCCTGCTGATGAAGGTTGTTCTATCGCTACACTTATAGATTCCATTGTAACACAAAATACTATAGGAGATACTATAACTATAGGAGGGAATCTTATAGTAACAGGTAATGTAGTACACGGTACTGATGTAGTAGGTGTACCAGCTCAAACAACAACTATAAATTCTAATCTTAAACTAGAAGGCCCTGTATATGACTCTCAAGGTACAATAGGTCAGTCAAATAAGATACTAGCAGGTTTAGCGGACGGTAGAACTATATGGAGTGATGGTGGTTTTCTTGTTCCTACTGTTGGTTTTGATACTTTACCAATGAGTGAAACTGCAAACTGGGATCAGTCTTCAGGTTTTAGAAATGCTTTTATAAATTTAAATGATACATCTGTAGCTTATAGAGTTATACAAGGTATGACTCCATTATCAGATGGTATGACGGGTGTTGTAATTGCAGAAAATACAAAAACTGGATCTGATCTTGCTGATGGAGCAATAAGATTTAACAATTGGACTAATGGTGCAAGAACTGTAACTAATAAAGTATCATGGTTTGAACCTACAATTCCACAGTTAGGATATAATACAAGCAGTCTAAAGTTTGGTGAGTCAATAAAAATAAAATATCATTACTATGATGCTGACTCAACTAATTCTGTTTTATATTGGGAATCTTGTTGTAAATTATACTCATCAAATACATGTCCAACAACAACGGGTGCAACATATACTATAGACGAAGAAGGATCTTTAACTAATTCAATGACTGCAGTTGATGATGGATATGGAGGATATGGTTTAACATTTAGTATAGTTGGTGGAGATCCTGCTAATGGAACATTTTTATTTGATACAGGTACTGGAGTATTTACATTTACTCCAGATGCTAATTGGTATGGAACAACAAGCTTTCAATTTCAAGTTACAGATGGGTACTGTAATTCTAATATATCTACAATACTAATAGTTGTAAATAATATTGTAGATCCACCGTTATGGACATCAACAGATCCCGTAACTTTAAATACTTACCCTAATCTAACAGGTAATGATGTATGGACATATAACTGGACTACAAGTGATCCAGATACAGCTTGTAATGATTTAACTTATGTTATAACAGTAGACGGAGTTGAAATATATCCAGCTGCAGGTTCTAGTTGGTTAACTTTTACAGATAATGGTGATTGTACAGGAACGTTAAGCGGTTCATATCCATCTACAGGAGGTAATTTTACGGTTCAAATGATTGTTAATGATCCAGATGGAGGGTCTGATACACAGTCATTCACAATCGGTGGATTAGCTGTAACTCAAAATACATATTTTGTTAGTTGGCAAGATAGTTCTGGTTCTATGAGTAACACTATACAAGCAACTTCTCAAATATCAAGCGTTCCAGTTTTCTATTGTAAAGGTCAAATTCTTGCTGGTTCAGAAATTAGAGCAACTAGAGATCAAGATCCAAATATTGAATATGGTTTAGTAAATGATATTAATAATATAGTCTATTATGCTAACCTTTTGGTAAGAGAAGATATGTTATTTACTTATCCAGGAATACCAGCAAATATATTTATAGATACTATAACTAACAGTACCAATTTTTCTCGTATAATAAGTCTTAAAGATATAAATGGGAATCCTTATAATCATGGATTAACTCCCTCAAGTACCCTTGTTAATTTTGAGTTTAGCTTAACTGACTCCATGAAAATTGCAGATTATCAAAATTCAAATAATCTTAGAAATTTATTGCAAGATTATTATGCTACAGGAGGTACATATTCAGACGGTAATACAAATTCAGCTACAAATGGTAGCGATATGTATGATAGTCATATTATATGGGGGCATTCAGAAGAAGAAAGGCAAATTCAAATGATGTCTAATAAAGGACTTGGAAGTACTACAGGTCCTACAGGTACTTTTCCTAATGCAGATAAAGTAGTCTTTCTTGCTTTTGGTGATGAGTCAGATATTAGTGCTGGATATCAACTTAATAATGTATATACGGGAGCTGGGTCTTGGTCAGATAGAGCAAATACAGTTGTTCAAAACATTGAAGATGATGTTATAGGGTTAAGAGATTATATAAGTACTATAGAAACAACAGCAGGAAATAACTCTATATATAGATCTACTTTCTTTCAACCTAACCCACCTAATGCTGGTAGTTTAGAACCATTAGTTAGTAATGTAGGTGGTCTTTTACAGTATGGTATAAATGGTTCAGTATTTACACCTCCTGCAGCTTCAGCTTATACTAATGCAGCATTTCAAGATATGGTTGATTATGCAACAAATGGACCTATAAGAGTTAAATATAGAAGTGGATTATCAGATGTAAATGCTCAAAGCTATTGGTATAATCAAATTAAAGCTGCTCTTTTAGATCATGGGTTTATGGTATAACATATGAATTTAAAAAATATAATAATAGCATTAATATTATGCATACCCTTTATATCTTCATCTCAGCTTAATAAAAATATATGGCAAGCATCTACATTTCAGTTTTTCTCTGGAGCTGCTGATGGGGCCAATCAAGCTTATCTTTTTCATTATAGTAATAGTGGATTATTTAAACAATGGGGTATTAGACCAAACGAAGAAGCATGGAAAAATAAGTGGGTTGTAGATCCAAATGGTCAAGTTAGAGTAGGAACAGAACGATTTTGGTTATCTAGTAGGTCTTTAGTTTTTTTGACTGACTTTCATCATGCTACAAGATTTGTAAAGCATAGACTTGATGAAGGCACTACTTTAACATATGCTTTTGGTCATGGTATTAAAAAGAAAAAGTGGTATTGGTACGTAGCCGATTTTAGCATAATGTTTACTGCTAGATCTATTGGTTTTTATTCTACTTACAATTTAATATTTAAATAGATTTTTCTTTTTCTAGTTCTTTTTGCAAACATGCAAGTGCACGCCATGCAACTTTAGCAGTGTGACGTATACCATCATTATCAATTGTACCTGCATCAATAAGATGTCTAGCTAATGCATCAAAGTCATCAGTAGACTTATTACGATCCCAATGTAGCGGTTTATCAGGGTGATGTTGAATGTTTCCTTGTAATGAAACTCTTGATATTTCCATAATAGCATCTGGAAAGTATCTTAATACACCAGTAAACACAGGTGTATTTTTTCTATCTTTTGCATTTTTTAAATCATTTATAAAGTGCCATTCTTTTTCAATCATTCTACTTTTTTTCATCAATTAAATATTTATATATAACTCAGGAAGCCAGAGCCTAACTATAAAAATTAGACTCCGGTTGGTTATCTTCCTTCATTTAAGTTATTAGTACTAGCTATATATAAGCATAGTACTGCTAAAAATGCTATAATTAATATTTTCATATAAATAAATGAGAATATGAATTATTTTGATTAATTACTTCATCAACTTCAATAATACTATTGCTTTTTTTAGATGCTATATTAGAATTTACAATAGGTAATTCTTTTATATTTACATTATTAATATTTATTACATTACTCATAATAAAGTCATGAAAGTTTTGAGATGATTGAAGCCAATTTCTAGGGTGAGCTTTCTTTAATGCGTAAGTTACATTATTATAAAATGCCCAGCAATTATTTTGTTCAACACCATAATAGTAAGAAGGCTTACTTAGCTCATTCTTAATCATTGTCATTTGCTGTGTATCAAGAGTTTCTTCTTCAATAAACAATCTCCCTGTTAATTCAGCTTGTTGCTTTATTGTTAAACTGCATGACTTCATTGAATCACGATCATTTATAATACGTGTGTAGTAATATTCTGCATTTTTTATTTGATCACTAATATGCATTGAGACTTCCATATTAGCAGCTCCTGTATGTTTACGCTTCCAATTCATCATATCACCTGCAATCATGCCATTGCTGCATACTTTTACATATGCGCCAATTGCACATTGAAAGCGTGTACTTTTGTCATATGAATTTGTCCAAGCAAACATCATCCCTAATTCATGCTCATTGGATATTTTATCATTTTTAGTTCTGCTGTTGTATATATGATATATACCTTGAGCAACGTTTGCATTCATACTAGCTCTGTATATTTCATTTTTAACTGTAAAACCACTCTTTCTTAAAAGAGATAAAGTTTTTTCTATCACTGATTTATGTGATACTACTGTATAGCTTTCACCATGATTTGGTAAAGGCGCATTTTCTAAATATGATTTAGTAACGTCTTTTGGTTTTATGTAACCCATAATTATAAACTTTTAAAGTGTAAATATAATAAATTAATCTGACACAGCAAATTAAAATATATATCTTATTGTATTTAAAGGAAAGTATTTACTGTATATCTCTTTAAATTCTCTTAATAATCTGCTTTTATGTATCAGAGGATATCTCATGACACCGCTTTGATTCTTTACTTCTGAACTATACTTCATCATATCCTGAGCTTCTATTGATGCTTTGGCCATTTGATTAGTATGATTGGTTAAAGCAATAACTTCACATTTATTTATACCTGCATGTTCTTTTACTTGTATAAATAGTTTATCATACTCTTCTTTCCAACCAGGATAAAAGACTAAAGGACTATAATTAATATGAACTTCCCAGCCCAACTCTTTAAGCCGGTTAACATCAGCTATGCGGCTTTCTATCTTTTGCATCTTAGGTTCTAATATATTAGAATACTTTTGAGGCATAAGACTAACACGAACTCTTGGGGACTTGTTGAACTTTTTTACATCAAGTTTCAACAATCCGGGATACTTAGTAGCCATAGTACTATTAAGCTGAGGATGATCATCATAGCGTTTAAGATAATCAATCAAAGGTTCAGGCATATGTTTTTGCATTAGAACTAAATCTGAATTGCATGCTACATCTACCATAGTATATATAGGGTCTTGTTGATCAGGTTCTTTATAGTAAGATTTTTCCCAATTAACTACAGACTGGAAGATCTGATCAACGTTTTCATTGACAAATACTCTTTTACCATTATATCTAGACATATAACAATAAGTATCTACACAGCCACCAAAACATCCGTAGATAATATTGGGAGCTATGCAGTTAGCACTATTGTTATTTGGTTTAGTTACAAGGGTTTTAGTTCTTTGTACCTTAATCATTATCTTTTACAAACTGCCCGTTAACCATCTTGCCTGTACGCTTTGCAATTACATTGTAAGCACTTTCAAGACACGCTTCTAGGCTAAGATTTTGCATTTTAGCTTGGATAATCAAAGTAACCATAATATCACCAATAGCATCTATAATCTCTGCTCGATCATTATTATTAATAGCTGTACATAGTTCTGTTGTTTCTTCTAATGTTTTCAATGCCTGAGCCATTGGTGTAGCTTTATCAAGAATGCCTTTTTCTTCAGCCCACTTTTCTATATCTGTTTGTACTTTAAAATAAAAATCCATAATTTAATTTTAATTGTTAATTAATAGTTCTAATATTTCAGTTAATGATTCATGTCTATGATTATCTTCTAATACAATCTTATAAACATGCTTTGAGCTTACTATCTTAGATACTTCATGTATAGCAGAGTAGTTTTTATCTTTTAAATCTATTTGTTGGTTATCACCACAAAATATCATCATAGAATCTTTACCTAATCTACTTAAAGCCATTGAAAATTGTGATCTTGTTAAATTTTGAAATTCATCAACAATAACAACAGAATTATCAAATGTTCTACCTCTAAAATGAGATAAAGAAACTAACTCTATCTGCTCATCAGTTTCAAGTTTTTCTAAAAACTCAGGTTTATTATATACTTTACGCATGTTAGACTTTATAGGGACTAACCATGGTTCCATTTTTTCTTTTTCAGAGCCAGGTAAAAATCCATTATCTTCTGTAGCCACAGTGGGCCTAGTAATAATAATTTTATTATACTGCCTCTTAAAGAACTGATCTAATGCAATTTGAACAGCAAGTAATGTCTTACCACTACCTGCGTTTCCATGAATAAAATTAAAAGGATGCTTAAGAATGTTTTCTTTTGCAATCTTTTGCTCATCAGATAGAGTAATATTAAATTTTATAGACCCTTTAGGTGGCCTTTTTGTTTTATTTTCTTTAGTCATTAAAATAATTTTAATTGATTACTCTTAATAGAGAGAATACTATTTATCTCAGATTCAATAGCTTGAAGATAATATAAATTATCTATATTATAGTCTGACCACTTAAGTTTAACTTCCATCTTATTAAAGACAGTTTGTAACCACTTACCTGATTCTAGTTGTATCTCTCTACCATCATTTTTGTTAACTTTTACAATCTTAACTCCAGATTTAGATATAAAATATCTATTTATTTTTTGAAGTTTTTTTTCTATAAAAGATTTATTTTCAACACTTCTTGATATTTGATGCCAATTACCTTTAGATTTAGATCCAATACAGTAATCTAAAATATTCTTATTACTAGCTAGATAATCCTCAGGTAATATGTCATTAACAAAGTAGTTATATATAGCTTTTTTTACTACAAGTTTAGATTTACTTTTGTGAAGTTGCAGGTCATGAAAGTTAAACCTACCTTTTAGCTTTACTGGTGCATAACTAAACTTATCATTCTCAACCTTAAATAGGTAATGAGGCTGACTCTGTTTAATTTCTCTCCATTTGGTAATATCAACAGACTTAAAGTTATTTATACCAATATAATTATTTACATCAGAAAGAATTAACTTTTGATATTGATCATGTTCTAACTCTAGATTAGTAGTTTCTTCCCATTCTTTACAAATTTGCATGTATAAATCTACATGCTCTCTAGGAATTATAGTTTCAACACCATCTGTATTTTGCAATAAAGGTACAGCACCTGGTATTCTTTCCATAATCTGTTCATATAACATCATAAGGCTAAGCTGACCATTAATTGTAATCTTTAAACACAATTCAGGATCATAAAAGAAGCTGTTTTCATCATTGCTAAGACCAAAAGTAGAGTTAAGTATAATCTTATATACATAGTTCATTGGATTGCTCTTAGGTATCTTCTTTCTTTCATTAAAGAACCATTCATACTGATCACAAAAGTCATCAACTGGAAAATGCCCTGGTGAAAACTTATTTCTAATAGCAAGATTAGGATAAAAACTAGTAACGTCAGAAGACAGTATAACCATATCATCTGAGCTTTCATAAACACCTTTACTTGCAGCACCATGCACACCACCTAAACCAAAATCTGTTTTAACACCTTTATAATTTATACTATACTTAAAGTTACCTTTAAGATGTGATCCATCAATTTCTAATGATTTAAACCTGTCTTTTAATACTTTAAATTCTAAAGATGTAAATGATATATATGGCAATATAATATCAGCTATCTTAATGCTGTCTCTACTTGTCCTCATCCGCTTAAGATTCCTTTTAGGTATATTAAGCTTTTTAGTTAAATAATAAGCAAATAACTCTTTACTTATTCTTGGTTCTGAAGCGCTATATAAGTTTATATTGTAAGTGTCTGTTAATTCTTTTCTTAATTTAATTTGTGATTTAGATCTATTAAATATTTCTTTAGTTGATTTAACATCATTCACACAATATTCTAAAATAGTATCTATCTGATCCTGAGTTTTAATCTCTGTTGTGTGACTTATAGGCATATCAATTATATTCTCCCAGTCCATACTATATTGTATCCATTTTAGACTAGAACGTTTAGCAGGATTATCCCAGTGATGAAGTTTGAATATGTCTATTTGACCAATTTCCATCTTCCATTGAGGATAATCACTAAACTCTCTATTATTAGATTTTTGAATACAACGTTGAGCATATATATATATAATCTTAGCGATTTCACAACCACTAAGGCCGGACCAATATTGATAATTATCTATTATATAGTGAGTGACTTGAGCATCAAATGCTAGTCCATTGTAAGATATATGCCACTCTTTATTGTTAATATTAGTTTTTAAAAATTTAATGAAACTATCTAATTCATTATTTAAATCATGAATAACAAAAACTTTTGTTTCTAGTGTTTTATAATGTTCAAATACACCACAAAAAAAGTTTGATAAAGTTTCATAGTCCATTACCCAGTGCTTCATAACATTGTATCTGCTTATTTTAGAATAAAAAAAGCCCCATTAAATCAATGGGGCTATATTGTAAATGAAAATACTAGCTGTATCAATAAAAAACTCAAAAATTATTGACCAGGTACTATTATTTTTGAAACCTTTGTTTCTTTTACATCTACAAAAAACTTTTCATAATCAAACTCTTCAGCATTTACAGCAAAAGTATGTATGAATGATTTGATATCATCTTTATCACTAAGGTAAAACTCAGAAAAAGTATCAACTAATCTTCTTTCCTCTTTATGCGTTTTACCTGTTTGTTTATTAGGAACCTTAAGCCTTTGAGGCTGTCCAGTATCATCTAATTTGGCAACCATGTGATAAGACTGTTTCATTACTTTACTAATTACAGCTAAAATGCTTGATGCTGGATCAAACATAGCTTCTACGTATGGTGAGTCAATGCTCACTGGCATTAATGTAAATGATTTAGCATTTCTAAAACTAGAATTTACTAACATCATATTTTGACCAATTGGTTTATTCATAATATATATTTTTATTTTGTCAAATGTATAGAATTATTATTTAATATTTCTACAATATCACAATTATTATTTAATAATGTTTCTTTTAATATATCAGGCGGTGTACAAACCTCATATATATCTTCTATACATTCTACATCTACATCTAGTAATAATGCATAATTTTCATGTACATCTTCAGGATCTAAGAAACCTTTAATAAAACTTCCTGCTTTTTTCTGGGAAGAGAAAAAATTAAGTATTTTAATCTTATTGTTTAAAGTAAACTTTGAATACTCACCTTTTAAAAACTTTTTTACATCAGACTTATGTTCACTGAAGTCATAAATAAATAATTGTTTATCTTCATTAATATCAATTCTGCTTTCAAAATGAGAATTATTCAATAGATTATTATAAGCAAACTTTTCAAATTCATTAGTCTTTTTGGTCTTATACTCACATAAAAACTTATTGTCTTCAGGTGTGTATACACTATCCCATGCTATATATGTTTGTATAGGAACTTTAATAATACCATTTTTTACATTTAACAGTGGATAAAGAAATACTTTACTTTTTTGAAAATAATTTGTATAAACTTTCATATCATAATTTAACTTTTTTAACTAATAATTCATAAGGTAATGAATAATTCCTCTCTGTGTAGTGATATTCAGCAATTTTTAATACATTATTTAAGCCTTCAGCCCAATTACTCATAGATTCCTGTGATACATCATATACATATACTTGGTTATACTTATCAATAACTATAAATTTAAATATAATAGTATATTCATCTTTATCATCTCCAAGTGAGTCATATACCATTTTAGAATATATAGATGCTTGGAGCCAATAATTATAAAAGTCAACACTTTCACTAAATTTATCTACAGTTTTACCTGATGTTTTAAGATCACATATCACTACTGTTTTTGACTCAGTATCAACTGTATAGTAATCTATATAACCATGTAGTCCAAAAGTAAACTTTTCTAAGTTAGATTTAATATACTTTTCTGCATATGTTGTTACTGGATCTAAATCAAAATCAGTTTCTTCATTTTTAAATAAAGACATAACTTCTTTATTAGATCTTATTACTTCAGCCTTAACTGTACAATCTAACAAAGTATCTTGATTAATTACATCAACAGAAGAATTATGTAAAAACTTCCAATAAGGTTCATTATCTGGAGTTTTAACTTTAGCTATTCTCGCTTCATCTGCTTTAAGAGACTGATATAGATTCATGTCTTTTAATGAATCAAGAATAATAGAGTCTTTTACATCTTCTAACTTTGCTACAGTTGTATACATAGCAATATTCTTTAATACTTTCCTGACATTATCGGTTGGTGATTTACCAGGTACTACGTTAAACTTTTTTGTTAAATTTTCAGGTTCAAATACCAAACAGTGTACAAGTTTACCCTCTATTAAGTGCTTATCAGTTTTAATATCACGATCCTGTAGTATATAATCTTTATAGAATAACCACGGTGAAAATAATAATTTATTAAGAGAAGAATAACTAAACGCAAAATTTTTATTTGCATAAAACTTTTCTTCTTTATCTAAGTTTTTAATCATTTGATATAATTTTATTAGTTAATTCCTTTGTAATAAACAATGAATCTAAATTTATTTTGAAAACATCTGCGTTTTCACCAACTAATTTATTTAATAATGTACTGTATAACTTTTCTTTAGTTTTATTTACTGCATATTCTGTAAGTTTTTTATTTTTATCAAGAAGCATAATATAATCATTAAACGCACGTATAGAACTTTCATTATGATTACCATCATATTCTTTCATTCTGTTTCTAAATGCTTTTACATTTACTGTATTCCAGTTCCTTGTATTTTTTAACCATTCATAGTTCCAGTAATAAATTCCTGATACAACATCATATGATTTATCAATATTACAGTTAGCTAGCATTTCTAAAGCTAAACCTCTGTCATCAATATTTTGACTTTTTGACATAAGCTCTATATTATCATAATCTTTTGTTTCCAAAATAGCTAATCCTTCATCAATAATATTACATATATTAGAGTCTAATATAACCTGAGCAGACGAATTAAGTAAAGCAATGTAGTCTTTTTGATTTTCTTTATTTAAAGTAAAAGACCTACGTAGACATTCATCTTTTTTAATGCTTACCTCATTATAAATTTTATCTCGTATTACCATACTAGCTGTTCTTATGGTTTGATTATAGCCTGAGTATCTATATGAAGGAGTTAATATAAAATTTATCATACAGTCATGAGGTACATCATCAATTAAACTTTTTATTTTATTTAAAGCACAATCACTTAGTAAATTCTCATCTTTAAAATACTTAAATACTTTAAATGCAGAGGAAAAAGGAATGCATGTGTTCCATTCTCCATGACCTATAAGCTTAGATAAAAAATTTAAAGAAGTAATATGAATGTCAGCCTTCTTTGAATTTCTTATAATAGTGCAATTAAACTTTTCTTTTATTAAATCTACTTTTTGTCTAGGTAAACTTAAATTTGGATATCTATATAGTTTTTTATCTTGAAGGGATACTGAATTGCAATTAAAAAGTTTATTAAAACCTAAACTTTTAAAATCATCTTCTTTAAGTTCCCAATTATTAGAAGAGATTAGCCATATTTTTTCTGAGTCTTCATATGATATATCATCAGCAAAAAGTGATAACGCACCATCAGAAAAATTTTCAAGATTTATTTTTACGTTATATATATTTTTCATAATTTTATTTTAAATAATTTTGATATTCTTTTTTTATACATACTTTAAATGTATAAAAGCGTCTATTGTAAATTAATATTTCTTCTCTTGCAATTGGTTCTAAATACTTAAAAGATTCTTTGCATAGTTTATCATTCCTTTCTAACCACAATATCATTTCTTCAGCACTTTTTCTCATAAATAATCTAAACCTAGATTCATTAATCCAATATTTAAGATCTTTATCTAATCTTTTTCCATATAATATATCACCACATTCCCTAGAAAGTTTCCATATTAAATGATGTTTATTATTATAATCTATGGTAGGTATAACTTTAATAGCTAATGCCTTATCATCTTTATTAGAATTTACTTGTTCAATAAGATCTTCTACTAACTGATCATCAAGAGTTATTTTATTTGCAGATCCTTGCAATACTGTTTCAGGATCTATAACACTTATACTTTTTGAATCAATAATATAAGCCAGATTAACGGCCATGCCAGTCAACATATATGTATTATATAAAGAATCATCAATATTTAAACCATAATATGAAAAACCTTCAGTAAGATATTTAGTTATTAGAACTGATAAACCCGAATTATAAATTGCTATTTTTTTAAAGTCTGTATCTGTACTTGTACATTTAACTGTTTCATAGTTCCATAATCTATTCATCATTAAAGTAGAGGGTATATTATCTCCGTTTTCTAATGTTCCTTTAAATATACCTTCATGTCCTATAATTAGATCTGCCTTTTCATAATTATTTGTTACAGTTATGTTATTTTCCTTAAGAGCTGCTTTTAATCTATCTTGAGATATATTACACTTAGGTAAAATAAAAGCTTTCTTTTTATTTATAAACGTAGTCACATCTTCAGTTGGTGCTGTTAATATGCTTTGTATTTTTTCATAAGCTTCAGCATTTTGAGTACATAATACTTTATTTACTTCTACTGAAGTAGAAAGGACACCGTAAATGGTGTCACTTTCTAATCCAAAGTATTTTAAAGCATCAGTATCAAAATCTTGATATACTGATTTATTTGCCATAATTTTATTTCATTGTCATTTTAACAATCTCAGGGATCATCATTAATTTATTAAACTTCTTTTTGTTACCGTTAAAAATTGTACGTACAATTAAATACTTAAGATCATTAGTAAAATAATCTTCAGTACATAATGCTTTAAGCCTATCAGTAATCTTTTGTACTATTTTATTCTCATTAGAGTAAACAATAGCATAATTACCTAATCTTGTAGCCAATGTTGATGCAATATCTGCACGGTAATTGTCATCTTTACCAATACAACTTCTAAGCTCTCCCAGTATGTAAGATTCACTATCATGAGTTAGTAAATCTTTAGGTGTCACTAGTTTATCGAGTTTGTTATTAATAAAAGTTGTAAACATAGAAGCAAAAGCATCACCAACAGAACCTTCTCCAATCATTTGAATTAATGATAAGTTATTTTCAAATGAATCAAAGCTTGAAATTGAATTGAAAAATGTAGTAATAGATCTTGCATTTGTTTCTTGTGTTACAAGCTCTGGATGAAGCAACAAGAAATTAATACATCTAGTATCAATACCAGCACCTTCTGCCCACTGTGCCCACACATTAACATCAAACTTAAGATTTGCAGTTACATATCTAGTTTTCTGTGCACTATCTACACTGTTAACCATATAATCTCCGTTATCTGGGTTCGCTGTTAAAATTATATGCCAATCTTTTGGTAGAGTCCATGAAATATAGGTTTGTCTATCAATTAACTCCATTACAGCTTGAATAAACCTTGTGTCTGCACGGTTCCAATCATCTAATAATAAGATACCACCAGATTTTGCATCAGCAATCCATTCAGGTGCACAATAAGACATTCTATTCTTACCAGTCATCTTAAACCCTTGCTTTAGATACTCTTGTACTGCAAGTTCATCAACCCATTGACCAATTTTTTTTGTAACTGTTTGATTTAAGTTTGCTAAACTATTTCCAGCTGCTCTTTGTGTAGCGGTAACCATGGAAATGTTATCTTGTTGCTTTACAGCTACTTTCTTTTCCTTATACATTTGAAACTGCCTTACTGGAAAACCAACTAAGTCACCTAATTCTTCTATTTGTGCAAGATTTAACTTTACAAATTTCAATTCATTTTCCTTAGCAAGTTCTACTATAGTAGAAGTTTTACCAATACCAGATTCACCTACAACTTCTACAGATACAGGACTTTTACCTGACTTTTGTAAGTATCTGTTGTTTGTTATTATATGATTTATAAATCCTTTTAATTCTGTTGCATTTAAATTTACTTGTGCCATTTTAATTTAATTTTATTAATTTTTATTTATAATTCTGCTGTAAAACTACAAGATCCGTGATCCTTAATACTTTTTAATATTTTCCTACCTAAATGATAATCATTGTACTCAGAAATTTCTTCTGAATTTAGAGGCGATAGACCTGCTTTACTAATATATTGATGAAAATCAAGTGTATCATCATCTAAAGTTTGATGATCATGATCTAAGTTAAATAAATCATAATATGTTATAAGAGCTAGCTTGTGATCTTTAAATGAATCCTCTATGCTATGAAGTTCAGTTTCAAGAACTTCTAAATCACTTATATCAAAGTAATAATTTAAAGTATCTGGCACTCCAACTACTCCAAATCTATCAGCAGCATTACTTCCTTGAGATCCAAAAGCAAACTTCCCATAAATATCACCTTCATAATATCTTCCCATCTTAATTTAATTTTATTACTTGTCCTGGTAAACTATTGTTTATAGTAGAAATACTGCTTAATACCCATAAAGTATTTTTAGGGCAATCATCAGGATTACTTGCTTCACCATCTGTTAAATATACTAGAGCTGTATAAAGCCCTCTCTTTTCATTAAAGTGATCAATTACTGGTTGAAAACTTGTTCCACCACGACCGTGTATTTCCCAATCTCTTTTTGGATTAAATTCTTTTACACTATTCAAGCTGGTATCACACTGTGCAATTGTAATCTTATGACCTGTTTTATGCATGTGAGCTAATTCATTAAAGAATTCTTTTAACTCATCATTGTTTACAGATCCACTTGTGTCAACACCAACTAGTATATGATTCTTAAATTTAATCTTAAGCCCGGGACTACCAGAATAACGTTTGTTATATTTACGTCTTAGTTTCTTAGTATAAACTATACTAGAATTACCTACAAATCTTCTTAGGTAACCTTTCCAGTCAAATTTAGCTGGTTCAATATGCCTTAATCTCTCAATTAAATCAGAAAGTTCACCAGGAATAGAGCCTTGTCTCTTTTCTGTTTGCTCAGCTGATTCTTTTAGTTGATGCTCTATTTGTTTTTGCATCAATTTTTTATCAGCTTCTGGTAAGTTATCAAATTCTTCCCATGTACTATGACAATATTGTGATTCACCATCCATTTGATCCATTAAGTTATCCAAAGACGGTGATGTTCCATCTTCCTGAGCTTGTTCTAAAAGCTCATAATACTTTTTAGTACCTGCTTTAATAGGAAGCTTTAGCTCTGGAAAACTTGATAATAATAAACCACCATCAGGCAATTTACTTTCCAGTATGTACTGGTTGATTTCTAAATCAGCAGCTATATTAAATAACTTGTGATTAGAATATAAGTCTCTTAGTAATAAGTGACCAAATGCAATATGCAATAGCTCATGCTTTATTAATCCAAACCTATGATCCTCACTAAGTTCATTAAAGAACTCTGGGTTTATAGTTAATTGCATACCAATACCTTTTTTACTTACTCCTGCCGTAGAAATACGTTTACTGTATTGTTTATTGATACCAATTAAAAAGAGCCCGTAAAAAGGCTCTGTGAATATTAACTTTTTGGTTGTTCTTGCAACCTGATCTTGTATGTTTACCATACTATGTTAAATTTAATATCATCTAAAAATTTATAATTTATTATGTTAGTAATTGTTGATCTTAACTCTTTAGTAAACTGTTCTGTAAATATTTTAATGATTTCAGAATTATCTGAATAATGATCTTTAATTGTATTATATAGATTATCCCAGCATATATCATTTATTTCTACAGGACTACCAAAACGCTTATTTATATCTAATCTATTTTTATAATGAGAAAATTTATCTATCAAAAATATATCTTGATGTTCATCTAATATTCTTTCTCTTGTATATTCATTAGATGCTTTAATTAACATAAGTATGTATATTGGATCTAAGCCCATACTTTTTATATTTTTTAACCCAATACTTATGTCATCTTCATGAGATGCGTTTAATAATTCTTTTAAATTTTTAAAATCTGAAACTTTGAATTCTTTCACCATAATTTTTTAATTAATCTATATCATGTAAATAACATTTCATTTGAATAATTCTTTTCTTGTACAACTAGTCTATTGTATGATAAATCATAGCTTTGTTTATAAACATCAATATATATTGAAGCATAAGAGCCTTTGTTATTAACCAAATCACCAGCTGTATCTATTTTACTATCAATTATATCTATTGCCAATTGCATGAGTATGTTTTCCTCACTATTTTTAATTTTTGATGATATGTAATAACTTATATTACTTTTCTTATTCTTACTCTTGTATCTATAAATTATATCGTCTATATCACCACTATCTCCGGAGCCTGAAAAAGTTATTTCAACTTCACTTACTCCTAGATCTTTTAGTTTTGCTATTAGAAGAACTTGTTTCAATCTTTTTTGTATTTCCTGATCTTTCATTATCTTTTAAACTATTTTCTTTTAATATTTCTATATATACACCTGGATTATCTTTATTATACTCATATTCATAAAACATAGGGTTTATGTTATCAGCATTATCATCTTCAATCCATTTATATTTGGTCATATCATCTTGCACTGTTTGTGCAGGATTAATATAATCAAATTTATGACGAGATCCCCTAATAAATGTAAAACCAATTTTAATAGGAAGTATATACTTTTTAATTTCTTCTTGAAACTCAGAAGTATACTTTTGATAATACTCTTTTGTATTTTTACGATAATTCATTACAGCTTTACTAGCAATAAAATACTTTCCTGTCCATCTACGCCCATTCTTTGAGCTTGGTACATTACCTGGTATAAACCATTTCATAATTATTTATTTAAAGTTTGTTTTAATAAAGGCTTTAACATTTTATGTACTTTATCAAAACCATGTTCCTTCATAGCATCTGATACATCTTTACATATAGTAGGTACAAATCCATGAATATTATATCTATCATGATAAACTTTTACAGCTTTCTTGCCTGCATCATCATTATCAAATAATGTAATTACTTTTTGATATTTATTCTTAAAGTTTTGAATAACATGAGGTTTAATGATAGTATTTTCTGAATCAGGACTAATTACATCAATATTGTAACCAATACTTTTAAGGCACATTGCATCTTTAAGTGATGAACAAATAACTAAATATGGCTTGTTATATGATAGCTGATCTTTACCTTGCAGATAAGATTTAACTTTACAGAATTTGTACTTTCTGTTAAAAGGTTGATATATCTTGTATACATCATTATCTTTATCAAAGTAACCATAGCCACACTTAGGGTTTATTGTAAGTGATTCTATTTTGTCTGACCCATCTTTAATTAAATTATAATATTCAATTGGATTGACGTTATATTCAGTTAATAATGTCTTCCCTATTCTAAAGCTTAACCAGAAGTCTTTATCAAGCTTAGTCCACTGTCTTTTTTTTATAAAGTCAACTTTCCATCTATTTATAGATTTAACTTTTTTATTTATAATTTGTGATGACCTATTATATTTATTATAATCTGATGTCAGTTTTGTTATAGCATTATTAACATCTAAGTTAAACAAAAACTTTATTAAGTCAATCTTACTACCACCCTTACCTGTTGAAAAGTCTTTAAATTTATACTGCATTATAGATTTATCTACATATATGCAAAAACTTGGTGTCTTTTCCATAGGATTAAATACTGATTTGATTTTTATATCTTGACCAATCAGTAGTTCAGGTAAATTTAGGTAATGTTCAAAAACCCAAGTACTGGGTACATTTTCCCATTTATCTATAAAATTTTTAGTATTAAACATAAAATTAATGTATTAAAAAAGTGGGCTCAAAATTAATTGAACCCACTTAAATTAATTTATAATATTACAGTTCAAAATCAGATCCTGAAGTAGAACTTGGTTCAAAACTATTAACAACAGCAGGTTCTTTTTTAATAAAAGGCCTAAAATGATTGCTATCAGTTTTATCAAAAACTGTAAGTTTAGAATCCTCTACATCAAGAGCTTCTAAAGGAATACCCATTCTAGTCCTTTTAGGTAAAAATAAATCATTATTTACATAACCTTCTCTATTTTCCCATTCTCTTGCTCCAAGACATGCGTTTATATATCCTGTATTAGAACAAATACCTGAAGCTTTACTCATAAACTCTTCTATAGTAGAAGCTTCAATAGAATCTAGTTCTTCTCTTTTATTAACAGTTTCTGATAAAAATATCATTGCTTTTAATACTTCATTATCACGAATAATCTCATTGCCATTAGGTAATGTAGTATCTTTAAATGGATAAGGAGAGAACCTTACTCTACCAACTTGACCTTCAAAGCGTGGTCCACTTGGATTATTAACATCTTTTAAAAAGCCATTAAAATCACCACCCATAGGCTCACTTTCTACATGAAGTGTAATGTTGTATGCATCCATATCATATGGAGTTTGATCAAATGTAATAGAATTGATCTTAATTTTTTGATTGCCTGTTCCAATTACTGGTTTAGCTTTGCCTGTTCCAGCAGACATGTCTTTAGTGTTTAACATAATTTAGTTTATTAATTAATTAATTATTTATTGTACTTATCAATACAATCTTTTACAAATTGAAGATCATTAGGAATAAATAAATCTTCAAACATACCCATTGGTGATTTACATGTGTTTTCTCCTGAGTTTTGAGTTTCAAAACCGTATTGAAGTACACCATCATCATCTTTATTTACTTTACCAAAAAGAACTATAGAAAATAAACCTTCTAGAGTAAGAGTGTTATCAATCATCTTACCTATTGTTTTTGCTTTAATCTTTCTATTACCATTTATATCAGTGGAATCTTCTGAGTGAGTCAAGAAAAATATATTTAAATCATCTCTTAGATCTTTAGGTAACTTAGCAACTTGAGCTAAGTTAGCTGCAATCTGAGTAAATTTATCATAACCTTTTTCATTGGCTCTATCAAAATATTCAAAAGAACTCATATATTGCCAGTCATCAATTACAATGTTTTTTATATGATCCATTTTGTCATTTACATGCCTCATTGCTTTAATGATACCAGGTGCAGTAGCTGTAGATGTCAAGTTTCCTTTTGGATTATCCTTAGATATCTGACTGTACATGCCCTTCCAACCTTTAAACGGTAAAGGTTTGTTGGCTATATTTATAATAAAAGTCTCTTTTGGGTTTAATGTTCTGATTGAAGTAGACTTTCCTGTACCTGAATCAGCAATAACTAATACGCTGTTTGCCATGATTTATTTATTAAATTTATTGATTACTTTGGTTAGTGTGATTAATGTTTGATTGATCTCTTCAAGCTTATCTACAAGAACAGTGGTTGATCCTTCATCAGGATTCGGCAAATCAAATAACGTTTTACCTATATCTGCTACAAATTTAGGTTCTTCTATAATAGATTTTCCTCTAGAAGTTATATCATTAATAACCTTTAATTCATTTACAGGGACCATATGTCTTTGAAATCCAGAATTACTTGTGATTAATTCGTATTCAGATTTCCAGTGTGGATTATATTTAAGTAAATATAGAGTCCTCTTTGGATCTTCAGAATCATAATCAATACTTACAAATTCTGTATATACATCTATTTCTTTTTCAAGTTCACTTGGAAAGAAACTTATGTATAGTTCATCTTTACCAGATGGTCTGTATGCCATCTTAGGAATATATAATGCATTTATCTTACCTTCTGTTTGAAAGTAATCTTCATGCTGTTCTTTTAACTTTGCAACTTTAATTTTGCGTTCTGAGGGTGTTAATCCCATATTATTGTTATTTAGTTATAAATTCATTAATGTTACCTTCTATCCTGTTGTCCAGGTGTTTGCATTTCTTCTATTTTCATTTGTTCAAACTTAGCTTTAAAGAAACTCATTCTTGCATCACCATTTCTTGCTTTAAGAAAATGCAATACAAGTGTTCTATCATTTTCAATGATATATCTATCTGGACCATAGAACCTAATCTTTTGTTTAGCCGGTCTATTAATACCAATTAACATATCGGCATGTTGCAGCATAGCATCTGAACCAAAAATATCTGACTCAAGTATATAATTACCATATTTACCATCAATAGCTCTGTCAGGACTATCTATGTTTCTGTTTAATTGTGATAAAGCAATAAACAATACAGGGTAATCTCTTTTACATTGTGTAAAGAACTCACCTAATTCAAATAACATATCTAATGTATTATTTTGATAAGGAGCTCTTTTTACTAACATAGTATGATCAAGAGTTATCATAGTCTTTACACCTTTATGTAAATTCATATACTTATCTATTTGATCACGCATCTGATTAACAGTCATTGGTGTACTTATTATATCTACTGGATTTTTAACTCTTTCTTTTGCATACTGATGACATTTATTTAAAGTATCTGTAGTTAGTATACTACCCGCACTACATAATTCTTTATATGTTTTACCTGTAATAGAACTAAACTCTCTAATTGCAGAAGTTCTACCAACCATTTCAAATTGAAATTCTAATACTCTAAACTTATCATGAGGATTTAATGCAAAAGACTCTCTTATAATTTGATCTTTTATTAAAGTCTTACCTGAACCAGGTCTACCACCAATGACAGTAAGTGTATTCCACTCTAAACCATCAGTAGCTGCATCATTAAATTTAGGCCAAGGAGTATATATTGACTTCTCTTCACCAGTAGATCTGGCATACATATATTTCAGTGCATCATTGAAGGCTGTATATTGGCCCACCCATGCTGGTGTTGGTTTACTCATACTACGTTTTCTTTAAAATGTTCATCTTCTGTACTTACACCATCTATTATCATATCACAGTAATCAGCTAATGTAGAGTGCTTTACCCTGTGCTTATCTTGCTTACATATAAAGTACTGACTAGTTTGCATATACATATAATCTGCATCTCTATATTCATTAACATACATTCTAGTAGCTTGATGTACCTGATCCCATGTATAATCATAAGTTTCAAAAAACCATCTAAAGGCCTCTCCTAAAGCTTTAATGTTATTTCTTGCTGGTTTACCACTTGGTAATTTTTTAGCTGGAAATACTTCTCTATAGTTGCTTATCCTTTCAGCAAAATTTTTACCCATCAATTGAATATCAGTTTTTTTCTTTGCTTTTATAAAGTAACTATCAAGTCTAGCACATATTGCTTTTGATTGACTTGTCATTATATATTTTTTATCTTTTAATTCAAGAAATCCTTTATTAACTAAACTAATTTTATCCTTTTGATCTAGTAAAGGCAGAGATACTTTCTGCTTCATGCTAAATAATATTAAACTTTCATTAGGTGTTAGATTTGCTTTTATTATTTTCTGGAATAGATCCCACATAGTTTTTTAATTTTTTTAAAGTGCTGTTATAAGCTGATAAAATTAAAGCATCATTTGTAGAAAATGCATCTTTAATTGCTGTACATGAGTAAATGACTGACGCATGGTGTCTTTTTAAAAACTTACCTACGTCTACTTTGGTATGACCAGCGTTTACAGCTAAAAAGCACATTACTTGAACGTATATAGCAAAACGTCTAGTTTTAAGTTTATAACTTAAATGTTCAATATTTATAAAATCTGGATTATTTTCATGTAATGCAGATAAAGCGGCATCATGAAAAGCTTTAATAGATATTATTGACTGATTTTTTAAAGGAGTATAAATATACAGTTTTACACCATATAAATTATAAAAAGTATCTTTAAAGTTTTTAATTCTCTTGTCTTTATCTGTTAATTTATTTTCTACCACCATTGTATTATTCTTTTAGATTGATCTACTAATATTTTATTTGCTTTATTAAAGACATCATTTGAATTCCATAAACCACCTCTATATGCTGCTGATGCTGGGTGTGCACATTTAAGAATTGTACAATTTGGTAATAATGTTTGCCATGACTCCGCTTTTTTACCCATAAGTATAAATATAGTATTAGGGTTATATTTATTTATGCTACTAAATATATACTCTGTAAACATTTTCCATATAGAGTAATGAGAACCAATTTTATTAATCTCACAGGTAAAAGCTGTATTAATTAATAAAACACCCTGGTTAGACCAACGTCTTAAATCATTATTATAACCTTCATGCTTACCATATAAACTTTTAAAAATATACTGCAATGACTTTTCTGTTTTACCTTTTTTACTACAGCTAAATGCAATTCCGTCAGCTACACCTAATTGTGGGTATGGATCTTGACCTACTATGACAACTTTAAGATCTTCATAAGGGCATTCATAAAAACCATTAAATATATCTTTAAACTTAGGTGTAAAGCGTTTACCTTCATTTACATTATTAACTAAAGTATTTATAATCTTATCAAAAGCTTCACT